TCAATATTTCTCCGGAGAATCTCCATCTAGAGCTAGTATAGAATTATTTCGTAAGCAGATAAATTCAAGCCCGGATGTAATATTATACAATAAAATAAATCAGGCAAAAGTATCTAGGTATATAAATCCTGTATATGTAGTTCCTAAATTAGATTCTATAGACATTGCCAATGGAGTAATGACACGATATTTCGTCCAAAAAAGGACTACTCCCAGAAATACTATAATAGAAATAGATGCCGAACAATACAATACTATCAATACAAAAAATTATCCTGGAATTAATTCTATTATTTGGAACCATTTATATATTGATTGGATAATCCATTTACGGGATAAAAATCGCATTGCCGAAGTTAATGCAGTAACTTTAGAAAAGGCAGAACCTACCTTCCCAGGAATTAGAAAATATTTGCATAATTTATTGGAATATTCAATATAATTTTATATTATTATTGGTAATGAATATAATCAGTACTAGTAATAAGGATTTATTATCGGCGTTGACAGGAAGTAAAATTCTGGTAATTCCATTGTTATCTAATTATAAAGTTCATTATTTACATAATCAATTAAGTTGCGTTTATATATTTGATTTAAATACTTTCAATGAATACACAATAGGAATAAATCACACCGATCTTCCCAGAAATTCCCAGGATATTTTATTAGAAATAACCGCCGAACAAATATATTGTTACAAGCCCAGATATTTAACTGCGTTTAAGGATTCGATTGATATCGAATTATTATATTGGTATTATAATAACTCGAAGATCTATGATGCGGAATTTCATTCCGATATTTTAACAATTTATACTAGATGGTTTAAACACATTCCAAATTTAAATGATTGCATTCCTATTACAAAAATTTATGAATATTTTAGAAGCATCCGTGCAAATTTCCAATTAGACATAGCAGATTTAGAAATAGACGCTGGATATAAATATTATCATTCGACAGTTCTAGCCAATTTAATTAGATTGGAACAAAATGGAATGAAATTAGATCCAATAATTACTCCCGATGTATTACACATCACCGACGATATGATATATGGATATCACGAATTAACTTCAATGACGGGAAGGCCATCTAACCATTTCCAGCGTATTAATTTTTTGGCACTATCTAAAAAGGATGAAACCCGCAAATGTTTTATATCCAGATTTGATGGAGGTAAATTAGTAGAATTGGATTTTAATAGTTTTCATCCATATTTAATATCCAAATTAATTAATTACGATTTTAAGGGTGAAAATCCGTATGTATATTTGGCTCGGAAATACTTTGGTAATGTATTAATAAATCATGAAATGTATAACCTAGCAAAAGAAATAACGTTTCGAGCCATATATGGACAGCAAATTGAACAATACTCTGAGATTGATTTTATTAAACAAATTGGAGAATTTACAGATAAATTATGGAGGGAATTTAATACTATTGGATTTATTAAAACGCCATTAGCAAAAAGAAAAATTCAAAAATCCTTTTTTAAAGCATTAACCAAAAATACATTATTCAATTATTTTCTTCAAGGAATTGAAACGGAAGTAATGTGTAAAATGTTAGATGTTGTGGTAAAAAATGCAACGGAACGGGTAGTACCAATATTATATACTTATGATTCAATTTTATTAGATATTGACGAAAAAAACTCAGGTTTTCTGGAGTTGGATAATATATATAATAGTATAAATGTTATGCAATTTCCCTATACAATAAAGACCGGTACTACATATAAAGATATTAAATGAAAAAACTTTCTAATTTATTAACTGAGATAGAGATTACCGATGCCACGTTGGATGCTCGAATTCAAGAATATGCAAAACTATCCGATGAAATTGATAGACAGAAGGCTGAATTGAAAAAGAATGAAGCCAAATTTAAAGCAATTGATGTTGATCTCCGTATATTATTAGAAAGTATAACCGATGCAAAGGACCGAGTTTTACGAGCCAAAGATATATTAGTTACAATAAAGCAAGCTGGATACGCGAGGGACTCGTTTTCATATAAGGATGGGTTTGAATTATTAACTACAAAAGTTAATGCTAAAATAAAGAAATTAGGCGATGAATGTTTAGAAGCTACTAAAACCACAGGGTATGTAGCAAGTAAATTAGGCGTGCAGCGAGTAGGCGAAAGTTTCAGCTTGTCGAGCATGGCTCAAAAAGTTATTTCGTTTTTTAAAAAATCAGTTACAAAAATAACTAGATTGGTCAATGACGTTGACGATGATCTCGATCATATAGAATCATTACTATCGTAAGGAATTAATTTGGCTAAAAATAAATTGTTATGTACCTACGGGCACTATACTAATTTAGATTTAATACTGCATTACATTGAATTGGCATACGATATACCAATTGAATATATTGAACCATATAATACAGATCGGGATGATATAGTATATTGTTTTTATAATATTCCAGCTGGAATAGATTTGCGATTGGAAAATACCATTCTAATGCACAAGAAAATAGAAACTAATACATTCTTTACAATTAATGCTATTAATCATATAATTCGTGAATGTAATAATGGCATCATAGATAAAAATTACCCAATTAATTGGGAAGTATATAAAAACAACCTATTGCTATATAATGACTCAACACTAAAAATTTTACAAATAAAAATTGCAAATAATTTGGATATTTAAAAATTATTTATTATCATTATTAATATTATTTATTTAATTAACAATTGGAGAAATTATGGATTTAAAGAAAATCAAGGAAAAGTTAGCTAATTTAGAAAGTAAATCATCTCAAAGAAACATGCTATGGAAGCCCAAACCAGGGCAAAGTGTTATTAGAATTGTTCCGTATATGCATGACAGGGATATGCCGTTTCGGGAATTATTTTTCTATTATGATTTAGCAAAAAGGACGATAATTAGTCCTGTTACTTTTGGAGAACCTGATCCGGTATTTGAGTTTGCCCAAAAATTAAAACAGACTGGTGAAAAGGAAGATTATAAATTGGCAAAGAAATTGGAGCCTAAGTCTAGAACTTATGTACCAATAATTGTACGCGGAGAAGAATCGGAAGGTGTTAAGTTTTTCGGTTTTGGTTCGAAATTATATACAGAATTTTTAAAGACAATTAACGATCCTGATTACGGTGATATTTCCGATCCTGTACAAGGTAGGGATGTAACAATTGAATTTACACCTGCACCGAATGCACAAAGTTTTCCTGAAACTACTATTAGAGTAAAACCAAACATTACACCTGTAACAACAGATAAAGCTGTAATGGAATCTTTCAAAGATATGCCCGTTATTGAAACGTTATGGGAGAAACCTACGTATGAAGAATTGCAGACTTATTTGGATAACTTTATTAATAATGCCGATTCCGAAGCGGAAGCAGCAGAAGAAAATGCCGAATTGGAATCGGTTGCAACTGAATCATTGAGCGAAGATGTATCCGATGCGTTTGATAAAATGTTTGGTGGTAAAGGATAATGGCGAAAAAGAAATTAGATATTGATTCCTCATTTGCCGGAGAATTACTGGCATCTGTAAATCAGAAATTCAAATCTGAGGCTTTAAAGCCAGCATATTACTTGGACGATCCCGCTGTCATTTCTGATGTTCAGTTATGGGTTCCATCTGGAAGTTCTATGTTAGATTTAGCAATTAGTAATAGAAAGGCCGGCGGATTTCCCGTCGGCCGTATTACTGAGGTTACAGGATTAGAAGCTAGTGGTAAAAGTTTACTAGTAGCTCACGCAATTGCCAATACACAAAAATTGGGTGGTATTGGAATATTTATAGACACAGAAGCAGCGGTATCAAAAGAATTCTTTGAAAGCATTGGAGTAAATGTTTCGGAGATGTTGTATTTAACATTGGAAACGATGGAAGATATATTTACCGCAATTGATACAATAATGGATAAAGTCAGGACCTCAGGTGATTCCCGATTAATTACCATTATTGTAGATTCGGTTATGGGTGCGAGTACGAAAATTGAAATGGAAGCAGACTATGATAAAGATGGATGGTCGACGACCAAAGCCATTGTATTATCAAAAGGAATGCGTAAATTAACAAATCAAATTGCACGGCAAAAAGTTTGCTTAATTTTTACAAATCAATTGCGTACTAAATTGGGCGTTTCATTTGGCGACCCATATACTACAAGTGGCGGTAAAGCATTGGGATTCCATTCGTCGGTTAGATTGAGATTGAAAAAGAAAAATTCGATTACATTAACTACAAAGGGAATTAAGCAAATTGTAGGCGTACAAACCCAAGCGCAAGTAATTAAAAATCGCTTAGGTCCGCCGTTAAAAACCGTTGAATATGATATTTATTTCGATAGCGGGATAGATGATTATGGCAGTTGGTTGACAATTTTAAAGCAATATAGCATCGCATCAGTAACTGGAGCATGGTATTCGTATGATTTTGTCGATAAAGAAACCGGAGATGTTGAGACAATTAAATTCCAAAGTAAAGACTTCAGAAAATTATTGGATTCTAGACCCGAATTAAAGGACGATATATACGAACATATATGTGATAAATTCATTATGAAATATAAGATTAATGAAGATTACGGAGTCGATGATGTTGTAATGGAAGATGAATTTATTTCAGAAGATTAAAAAAAAGTTATTATGAAGAAAAAATCAGTATTTGATTACGTTGTATTAGGATATAAAAGTGTTGGAACCAAAGAAGATCCAGCATACGAAACCGAATTAGTTACTAGGGATACGTTACTCGCAACTGATAAAGATGACGCGCAGTTCCAAATATTTAGACTAATTCCGCAAACTGCGGTAGATAAATTTGGTAGTGATAATTTAACAATTGTTATTCGCCCTTTTTAAAAAGCCTGGAGACGATCACAACTGATGGCTCTCGCAGGACATCCACCAGTCTTAAAGGAACTAATTTCACCACATTGTCTCCAGGCATTACTACTACTGCAACCAACTTTTCTGTCGGTACGCCAAGTAATTATACGCTAAGTACGAATGCGGATAGTTATACGGTTTCATATGCTAACATGATTGTATAAATATGGGAAGGCTACAAGATATTTATAAAATGCATAAAGAAGAGGTAGCCCGTGATGATCGGGACAGCCGTATATTAATATTTGATGGATTAAATACATTCATTCGGATATTTGCGGCTGTTCCGTCCATTAATGACAATGGCGAACACGTTGGCGGCATAGCAGGTTTTATGAAATCTGTGGCTGCTAATATTAGGCAATTTTCACCTACACGATGTATTATAGTTTTCGACGGGAAGGGCGGTTCAGTTCGTCGAAAAAAACTGTTTCCAGATTATAAAGCTCAACGTAAAAATAAAACGAAATTAAATCGCCACAAAGAATTTGATAATCCGGACGATGCGCGAGCCTCTATGGAACATCAACTAGGTAGAATTATTAAATATTTAGATAATTTACCTGTTACGTATTTCGCGATAGATAATATCGAGGCTGACGATTCTATTGCGTGTTTAGTAACTGATTATTATTCTAATAAAGACTCCGAGGTAATAATTGTTAGTACGGATAGAGATTTCCTACAATTAATAAACCCCTCAGTTCGCGTATACAACCCTGTAAAGAAAAAGTTATATACTGTCCCCGTGATGATTGAAGAGTTCGGCATACGCCCTGAAAACTACCTCTTGTATAGAATTATAGACGGGGATGGATCGGATAATATACCTGGAATTAAAGGTGTTGGGTTAAAAACTTTGATTAAAGAAATACCAGAGGTGATATCTACCGAAATATGCTTGGATAATTTATTAGAATTGTGTACAATGTTGCGCGCGCAAGATGTTAAAAATCCAAAAAAATTTGCGGATGCAATTTTAAGTAACGAACACATTTTAAGAAGAAATTATTCGTTGATGCAATTAAACACATCTGATATACCAACTCATGCGCGAGCTAGAATTTTAGATTGTGTAAAAACTGATAACGTATCAATAAATCATTATAATATAAAAGTATTATTTGCAGAAGATGGCTTGCAAACCATGGTAAAAGATTTTGACGGGTGGTTAGCCACATCTTTTGGTAAGTTGAACATGTATGGAAAAACTTAATAAGTACGGCTATGAATTTCAGATAAAGAGTATAGCTGCATTAATTCAAAGTAGTACCTATACCGCTGAAGTTTATGATGTATTAAAAACTGAATACTATGAATCTGCTGCCAGCCATTGGCTGATAGATCAGATATTTGAATATTATATTCAATATAAATCGTCACCCTCGTTAGATGTTTTTAAAGTAAAACTAGATACGGTTAGTAATGATTTATTGAAAGGTGAAATTATTTCACAACTACGTGATGTATTTAGATATATAGGCTCGCCTGATTTAGATTTTATAAAAGCGGAATTATTAAAGTTTTGTTTAAATCAGGAATTAAAATCCGCAATATTAGAAAGCGTCGATTTACTAAATTCTGGTAAATATGATGAAATTCGGAATACAATTGATGCCGCTCTTAAAAAAGGCCAATCTTATGATGTTGGATTGGATTATGCAGTAGATATTGATTCTAGATATGATGTAGATCCGCGCGCGCCGATTACTACTGGATGGCCCGTTATTGATGAGATAATGCAGGGTGGATTAGGTCCAGGTGAATTGGGTGTTATTATTGCACCTTCCGGAATCGGAAAATCTTGGGCATTAATGCACATCGCCGCCGCCGCTCTAAGATTAGGAAAGGTAGTTGCGCATTATACGTTAGAATTAGGAGAAGGCTACGTAGGGATTAGATATGACTGTATTTTAACAGGCATAGCAATAACTAATTTAAAGTATCATAGGGATGTAATTAAAGAGCGGCTATCCAAACTTCCTGGTAAATTGATAATTAAAGAATATGCAGTTAGATCTGTATCATTAATGGGTCTAAAAGCCCATTATGATAAGTTAAAAGCATCCGGCATTCATCCAGATGAAATAGTCTTAGATTATGCGGATTTATTAAAACTACCAAAATCCGATAAAAAGCATGAGGCATTACAAACATTATATGAGGATCTTCGTGGAATGGCAGGCGAATGCAATATCCCAATTTGGACAGTATCCCAAACACAAAGATCCGCAGTAGAAGACGATGTAATTGAAA